CGGCAGCTTGTGGAAAGTCACCCATTCGTAAACGAAGGCGACCTTCGCCATGGCGACAAGCCTGCGTTCTTTGTGATTTGCTATCGGCCGAGGTTTCGGTTTCGCCGAGCACTCTGATTTCACAAAAGAAGCAACAAGCTTCGAGAAAGTGGCCCGGCACTTGAAGTCATAGTGCTCATTCATAGGGCTCACCTGCAATGCCTCCTCATAGGCCTTGGCTTTCTCGGCCGCCGTCATCTTCTTCGGCAAGCTCGCAATCCAACTCTCATACTCGCGCAAAGCGGTGCGGCAATTCTGTTCGGTGTACAGCTTCTTGATCAACGCGCTCACGACCGCAGAGTAAGCCTTCTTCTCGCAGTCTGTCCGCTTGTCGATGCCGACACCTTTGCAACGCATCGCGATCGCAGCGCGCAAGTTGCGCGGGTCGTTTGCAAACAGGAATACGCTCTTGTCTGTCATGCAAGGCCACCTGGCACGTGCATAACGAATCCCGATGTCCAGTGCGTCGTCTGATGGATCGCCCTGGCATTCCCCCTGATTGCCATCCTCGGCCAAGTGCTCATTGCGTACGACGCAACTTGGCAACTTGCCACCGACTCGGAAGAGGTCCTGCTGCTCGTACAGCCTCTCCTGCATTTCCGCCTCTTCGCACCTTCTGCGGTAGTCCTTGTCGACATATTTCTCGACCGCAGCGGTGCCGCTAGAACTAGCACTTGACTTGGGCATCAATCCTTCCAATCCTCCGCCACTCACCTGCCCATCGCACGCATTTCCGTCGTGCGCTGCCGATTCACGCGCCAATCGGCGCCTCTCTCGCCGCGAGAGAGTCTCGACTGCTGGTGTGTCGGGCCGGTGAAAGTCGTCGTAGGTCGCGCGCTCCAGGCGTGCCAACCACTCCGCGTCACGAATTTCCTCTTCGGGGACCAAATCCGGCACATCTTCGGGCCCAGCTGCTGGCAAAATGCCACTGGGCCTCGTGTCGGGTGCATCCAGACCAGGAGGCGGTGAGCCCGCGGCCGCGAGGCCTGAAAGCTCGACCGCCGCCGCAGCCGCCACCGCGTCAGGCACATTCACCACCGCGTCGGGTGCACTCTGCGCGCCAAGATCGTCTCGTCCCATGTGCTCAGCGGCGACGTCTCCTCCATCAACGGGCGGGCCGACCAAAAGTTGCCCATGTCCGTCGTCAGCGCGTACCTCGCCTCCCTCTCGCTGAACCCGCGCGTCTCCACCGTCAGCACCCACCCCGTCCTGGTCCAGTACATCGTGCGGTCCACGACCACGTACATCTGGCGCGGGTCGTAGTTGTCCGCCGGCACCGAGCGCCAAGCCGTCGTCACCGACGTCAGCTCCAGCTCCTCCGGCCCCATCACCTTGATGAAGTTCCTGGTGATCCTGTACTGGGACACCAGGCCGTGCTCCACCTCGAAACTCGTCCACGCCGGGTTGTCCCACTTCCTCTCTGGTGCCGGCACCCGCGCAACATGCGAAGGCCAGAGACCCGTAATCGGCGAAGGCCAATAGCGCCTCTGTGCCTCGTTCCACGAGGTTCCGCCATGCTCCGTTGGCCTGTAGTGCTCCATCTGGACGAACCTCAGCTGATGGCCCGGCACCTGCTTCCTCTGATCGCAATGGCGAATATGGACGCCACACCGTAGCATCAATACCGCAAGCGATGCGGCCAAACCAGCTTTCAGCAGCGGTTTTAAA